TCAGAAGGTTCTTGCTTTCATAAAAGAATATATGGAACGAGAAAAGTTTGCACCCTCACAAATTGAAATCAAAGAACATTTCAAACATAAAACTTTATCGGCAGTTCAACTCTCACTAAAAAGATTGGAGCAGTTACAAAAGATTGAACGTGTCCGAGGGAAGGGGAGATCAATCAGACTTCTTGATTAAGAAAGAGATCGCATGATAGTTGCTAATGATTCTGCTCTGGACGTGGTTTGTTTATGCCACCTTGAATCGAGCATTTGATTAGCAGCTTCAGCGTAATCTTCTTTGGCCAATGCTTCCCACATCTTTTTAAATTTACTGACACCACCTTTACCCAACTGAAATACCATCTCAACAATTACTTCTTTTGCTTTTGGTAACAAGGGTATTGATCCAATAAGATCTTCAGCTCCCTTGAGTGCATCATTGAAATCTGATTCAAAACAATCTTCCAAAATTTCTATATCGTACTCTTCATCATCTTGCCAATTCTCATCCTCCAAACACAAATGACCATAGCCAACTGTTCGCTTACCCAACGAGTCTTTGTAAACATAATTCCTAAATCCTTCATGGACTTTTATTCTGTCTTTTAATTTATCGTACATATTATTTATCTTTTAGATGTTTAAATAAAGTTTCGACCAGATCACTCTTACGGAATCTCCGATCTAATTCTATGCCATGCTTTCTACCTAATTTTTCTAACTCAGTTTTTGTCATGATCTGTAAATGAGTTATCTTTAATTTCTTCTTAGGTTTGACAAATATTTTTTTTAAAAAACTAAACATACATCCTCCTATTTTCTAATTTTACTTATGCCTTTTAGTCCAAATGATCCCGCTATCGAAGCTAAAATTCCGTACGATATCCAATCAGGACAATCGTTTTTAAGAAATAAAAAACCCTCCTTCATATATGGTTGTAAAGCTGGAACGAAGGAAGCAAAAATTATAGCAATGAAGGTTAAGGTCCACGCTTCGTCTTTCCAGGAATCTGCACTTGCTTCCATAGCTTTTTCACTCCAACTACCATCTTTCTCTATTTGTTTTTTTGTTGCTTCAAGTTTAGTTAATTCTACCTGAGTCTTTAATTTAGCTTTTTCTTGTTTACCTTTAATATAAGTTCCAACAAGATTTGCAACAGGACCTAATATTGCTTGAAACATTTTACCTCCTTAGTTAAAACCATTTGAATATCTTTCCGTATATTACCACAGATAATAATACCAGGACAACAAGTACACCTATGCCAATAGCTTTCTTGATCTGTTCTCGTTCTTCCATTTCTCGTCGTAGTTGTTCCTTCTTTCTTTTTCGCAACCTCCCAATCTCTGCTTGAAGGTTCTCCCATTCCTGTAAACCATTGTCGGCATACAATAAAAAAATTTCTCGCAGACGATCTTTCTTTTCTTTGATTTCTTTTTTACGAAGGTATGCTGCCATAGCATCTTCTTCTATTGATGAGAGTCCTAACTTTGATAACATCCCACCCTTGCCTTTGTTAGCTGCATGAACATCAAGAGAACTTTCAGCGTTAGCCCATTTGGATACGCTACTCGCAAGGTCATGTATTTTTTTTCCTGTCTTGATTCCCTGTTCAATCAACGCTATTCCTGATTTACAAGCAGCGTATGCGGATAATGGATCAAGCATTTTACACTTTCATAAAGATAGAAATTAAAGCCACCACCACAGCAACAGTATTACCCATGATAATTGTTTCTAATCTTTTGATTCTAGATTTTAGATCTCCAATATTTTCATGGATATTATTGTAGCGTTCCAAACATACTTCTTCATGCTTAGATATTCTCGCTTCATTCTTATCTGCTTTAGTTACCATAATCCTATCTTCTATCGTTTATACTATTTTTTTCCTAACAAATCTTTGTCCGCTTTTCTTGCTCCACCTTTACCTGATACAAAAGATTTTACTCTTCCCATAGCCCAGGCGTGTGCTGAAGTTTTCGGTCTTGATCCTGATGAATAATATGCTCCAAGTGTATCCCCCGAAGGGGTTATAGTCCCCTCCTGTACACCTTATTTAAAGTGCTTTCGCTAAATCTTGAAGCTCCTGGTATTTTAGAATATTTACTCATTTCTTTTTACTCCTTAGTTTTTTAAAATCAGCTGCGGTTATTTTAGTACGAGGAGCAGCTACCCTCGCTAACTTCTTTTGTTTTGGACTATATTTACTAAATGGCATTATCCTTTACTCCTTTGTTTACTAATTTTATCCATCATTGCTGGTGTCAGTTTGCCTTGCCTATAAAGTCTGGCAGTTCTTTTTATCTCTGCTTCCCTTGCCTTTGGGTTCTTAGCTCCAGATACATACTTCTTTGGAACACCACCCTTCGTCTTGGGTACAGGATCAAACCTTCGCATCAATGTTCTTTTACTTCGCATTACTTACCAACTTCTTTTTGTGCCTTCTTATGTGCAGTAGAAAAAGAATCTCCCTTCATCATCAAGGTTCGCATCATCCTCATATGTTTTAGCGAATGATGTTTCTTATGCTTTTTAAGAGTATCCTCTTGTCGTTTAGTAAGTTTACTCATATCACTTTTTCTTTTTTTTCTTATCCATCATTTTCTTTTTTTTTCCATAATGTCCTGGCATGGTTGCTCCTTTCTTTATTTAGGTTTCTCTGGCATAGTTACAGCTTTAGCTTTATCTACTGTATCTACATCTTTAGTTATATCTCTTAACTTTTGTCTATAAGTTTTCCAAGCATCTGACATAGTTAAATCAGACATTCCCATCCAATCACATTCCATCAGAAGATCAGTTCTTTCTTGACGAATACTAGCCATAAGACGATCATATTCTCCGTCAGACCATTCTTTATCTCGTTTCTCAAGATCGGATATTTCTGTAGCAGTTAATTCTACTTCCTTACCATTGACCATTTTAGTTTTATAAATAGACATATTTACCTCCTTTCTTTTTTATGCAGTAACTCCATATAATGTAAATGTCCCAGATATATTACCAGAACTCAAAAATATTCTTAAACCATCACAATCTCCTACACTTGCTCCAGCACGAAGTGTCATAGTTCCACTTTGATTAGAATGTATTTGACCAGAAACTGGTAAGCCAAATTGATAATTTACAATAGCAGGGTGGTTAGCATCATTCATTCTAAATAATTGAAGTGTTCCTGCTACATGCTCATATGTTGACCCTGGCATATAATATCCACTACTTGCATAACTTATTACTTTTGCCTGACTACCAAGGGCAGTTGATGCTTGACCTATAGATGCTATTGATGACCACCCTTGTATTGTTACATTATTATAATTACTACCTGTGTAAATTGTACCACCAGTAAAAAATCTCAGATATAAAAGTGCTGCATTATCACTATCTGCTGTCATGTTATCAACAACAAGAAGATACATTGAGTATGTAGAAGTAGTATCTAATCCTGTAAAATCAACAGAACTATCTCCACTTGCTGTAGTAGTAGATATTTTAACCAATCCACCAGTTGCAAAAGGCAATGCAGTTACACTAGATAAAGTATTATTGTTTGCTCTAAGTATTGCCATTATTTATCTCCCAACATAGTATTCCAAACAGCTTTTATTTCATCAACAGTAGTAGCTTTGTCTACTTGTTCTGGTAAATCTCTTAAAGTATTTTTATCTTTTACTATCTGTGTAATACTACTTTCACTTTCTACGGCCTTAGTATAATCAATATCAAGTTTTTCTAATGCTGATTTTCTTGCAAATCTAATTCTTTCTTTCCAAACTTCTTTAGCTTTTGTTATGTCGATAGTTATACCCATTAATCTCCAACCCCATCAGTTAACTCTTTGTCATCAATAGTCCAAGCATTTCTAAAAGTTCTATCACTAGATATTTCTGAAACATCTACAATCTTATATGACAATCCTGTAGGCACATCTTTTTTTGCAATTTCTTCTACAGCTAAACCACAATCTGTTGGAACTATTATTCCTATGCTACCATCTTTATTTTTAAATATAATTCTTTTATTCATAATTCTTACCTAAATACTGTTGCTTCTATTTCGTCCTTATCACCAAATTGGTATAAAATATAACCACTACCTCCAAGATATGTTCTCACCTGAAAATCTGTTGTTGTTCTAGCTTGAACAATAGCTGTTCCAGGACTTGAAACATTTGCAGTTGAAGGATTAATAACATAATTAGTATCGCTAAATGCAGTTGTAAAATTAACAGTATAATTACCTGTACCATTATCGGTTATGCTAGAAACATTTTGACTTGCTCTAATAGCTACTGTTCCTGTACCATTAAAATTCACCCATGCTTTAGCTGTATACCCATCAAAAGATAAATTACCGCTACCATCTGTTATTAATGCTTTATCTGCACTCGGTGCTGTGCTCGGCAAGGTTAAAACATAAGACTGTGATGCTGAATGAGCTGGACTTTTTATCTTAACACCATGAGAGTTTTGCGAACAGTTGAGCTGCAGAGTTCCGTCTGTAGTTCCATCTCCTTTTATCTGTAATCCAGCTGCACTTGATGTTGATACGAAGTTCGTCTTCGCATTTGTTACTGTCGCATCTGACGGAGTGCCTATATTTAAAACATCTCCGAATACTCTGATCTCATTTAGAACATCGCCTGTGGTTGCTGCCGAACTTAATGTCAAAGTATGTCCATTGATTGAATATGCGGACGCTGGTTGCGGTACACCATTGATAATAACCAACATATGATTTACAGATTGTGGACTAAAGTTTGCTCCATCCAACTGCATGGTATATGCACTCTGTCCATTAGATAATGTTATAGAATCAAGTACATGGTAAGCACCGATAGTTGGTAATTTTCCAATATAGGGCATTACTTAGCTACTCCAAATAAAGTGAATGTTCCATCAGCAATGTTGCCACTTGCAAAACTAAACTCTAGATAATTAATTACAGATGCATCTTCTAATATATACCCTTCTTTTACGACATAATAATTGTTATTATATAATTTAATATTATAATCGGTTTCTATTGATAAGTAAGTATTTGCATCTCTCATATGCGACAAACGAAAATATCCTGTAAATGGGAAATTAGCATCATTACCAGAAGCAAAATAATTTTCTGCATAATTACTTTTTGTATGACCACTTCCTCCATGAACACCTGCACCTAGCCTTCCATGAACATAACCTAATTGAAATGTTCCTGTAATAAAAGAACTACCATTATCAGTTGAGTATCTTGACCTAAAATATACATTATCAGTTGATGGTTTTAATCCTTCAAATTGGACAATATAAATACTATAAGTATCCGTAATTAATGTATTGTTATAAACTAAAGTTGCTGTACTAGAAGTAATATCTGTAGTATTTAATTTAACTAAACCACCTGTACCACTTACTGTACCTGTAAAAGCATAATCTGCTGACAAATCTAATTTAGTATTGCCTACTGAATCATCAGCTAATTTTGCAGTTGAAACAGAACTGTCCGCTAACTTCGCTGTTGATATTACACCATCTGTTATATCACTTGCAGTAAGTAATTTTGAAGCTGGAATCTGACCTATATATGGCATCTATATCTCCTATGTACTAATTGCATCTACTACACTCACCCAAACATCTAAAGAACTAGCAGTACTAGAAGTAACCTTTAAAGCATCGCCAGATTGTACAACAAACTTTGCTCCTCCATCTAAAACTTGCAAAGAAGAACCCACGGGAATTGTTACATCCTTAACTAAACTAATGTCGTTCGATCCATCATTAATATAACAATGAACTGTTATGGCACTCGAATGAACATTAGCCAAACTAATACCAACAACTGTATCAAAACTGTTTGCAGTAAATATAGTGGTCGCTCCTGTGCCTACCGCATTGCTTGTAAATCTTCTAAAATTTTGTGCCATATATTCTCCTTTATAATGCTATGCTCATTGCTATTGCAAACCCCGCAGATACTTCTCCGTCTGCTCCATCCGCTCCGTCTGTACCATTACTTCCCGCAGCACCCGTTGCTCCTGTCGGAATACCCAATGTTAAATTTAATTGATCACCGCTCACACTTGCCGATCCTGTGGCACTAGCTCCAGCAGATAATGTATTTGTTGTTAAAGAAACTGTGCTTATTCCTTTACTTAATAAAGTTAGATCTGTTCCATCCGTATTGTAACCAATAACTTTGTTAGCATTGTTAGAGGTCGTATCATTGTAAGGTACAGTTAAACTTGGTGCGGTTGATCCTGTTACAAATTCTGGTAGCTGCAAGGTACGATCTATCTTTTCTTCAAACTGTTGTAACACCATGATCGTATTATCAAAATCTGTTTCTAACGATGCAGCCGTAAAAGATGCTCCTGTACTATATGCACTTGTTCGAGATAAAGGTTTGTTGGCGAGGATGGTAAGTTTCTGTCCTGACGTAGGAGCTGATGCATAGTTAACAGTACCCGTTCCATTGGTGGCGATTGACACAGTATAATCACTCGATAAGGATTGAGTCGTTTCGCCAAGAATTACTTTTAGTTCAGAATCCGCATTGATCTGAAACGAAAATGCAAAAGATGTTTGCGATCCGTTAGTCGTATACTGAATCCGCCTATTAGTATC